TTACAACGGGGAGCCAAGGCAAAGCCGTTGACATACGTTGTACCAGTAGAAAAGATCCAGCTGGGCTGATCAGATACACGATCCTGTTTAAAAACAGCGTTAGTATCTGACTTATCAATCTTTACAGATTTCTGCAAATTCTCATCTCTAAACCATTCATTCCAAATCAAATAATACATACGGAACGGAAGGGCATTAACATTCAGAGCATTGGTAAGACCTGTAGGAAGGGCGAAGTAGTCCCATACAGTACCTATGCCATTTTCGCCAGCAGTACCACCTGCGAGCTGGCAGGTCGGAACTACATAGTCCGTAGAATCGTCAGGATCCTCCTGCTCAAAGCAGAAATTCTGCCAGTGTTCCCATACAAGGCGGTTAGGAACGAAGAAAAAAAACTTGTCAAGATACAAGTTATCCATAAAAGGCGCAACAGGCGTCGCCAAGCGGCAGAAATCTCGAACGGTAAGAGATATCGTATCGCCAGGAAGCACTTCATCAACAAAGAAAGGCACAAGCTTGCCTTCATCGAAAGTCATCTTACGGACAAATGATCTATCGAAGCGAGAACGCTTCTGATAAACCTGCGGCGCATTACTAAAATTATGCGCCTTAACTCGGATACGGTTTCGAGCCAAAATATCACCTCTTTGAGTGTAAAGTACACTAACTATTGCTGTGCTTTATGAAAGTTTTGCAACAGTTGAAAAAGGTGTCACTCGTGTCTATTACGTCAAGAAGCGATAATAGACACTTCGTGACACCATAGATTTTCTTTCGTACTTTTAAGTAGTTTCATTAGTTTGTGTTTCATTTTGTTTTTTAGAGGAAGTACCGTTGTCCTCATTTTGAAAACTACCGGCCGAGGATCGTATTACAGTATCCTGCTGTAGTAGACCTAACGACAAAAGTCGTTCTTTCTGGCGAGGATCTGCCAATGCATTGATCAATTCTTTAGGATTGTGATTAAATTCAGCACGGGTCTGGGCCGGTAACTCATAAAATTCCTCATTGACAGCATTAATCAAATCCAAGGCAGTTTCATAATCGCCAGGAAGCAATGTGTCGCCATACTGCAATACGCCTGCATCAACTCCAAGATCAAGAGTAGTGATACCAGTACGACCATCAGCGTACTTTTTAACGATATAGTTAATATCAGATTCCTGAAACTGGGATTGATCCGTCATAGACGGCTCAGTAAAAACGATACCTGGCGAAGGTTTCATACCTTCGTCATAAAGAGTTGCGAATTTCAAAATATCACCTCCTTTAGTTCGCCGCTTCCGCGTCGAGGCAAAAAAAACGAAGTTGATCTCGCGAGATCAACTCCGTTTTTGTTGCTCTTATTCAGTATCGCTCGAATTTGATGTTTTGTCAATACAATCAGATGCACGTATTAAGAAACGAGGATAAACACCATTATCGGGAACACTAAAATGTCCAGTAGAATCATCAATATCGCCTAAATAATACAGCTCGTAATCATCTGGATACTTGTATAGCATATTATGCTCACCACGATCATTAGGGCGATTAATACCATTAGTAAAATTACGAATAGCAGTAGCATCATTGATATCCTGCTGAGGTGCAGAAAAGGTTTGAGCCACTTTATCATAAACAGAATACAGTTTCAAAATATACCACCTTTCATATGTTGACGATACAATTTCAGCTGGCGCCTAATTGCATTGCCAGAAGCACGATCAAAGACATAATAATCATCATCAATACGAACAACAGTCTGGGATGCTTTATCCAGAACCTGATAGCAATAATAACGACTGCCACAGTAAACAGGATTAAAGCCAGCCAATAAATTAAGATTACACCACTGATTAATATGAGCTCGTTCTCTTCCATTCATACTAAATCTCACTTTCTAAAGGTCTAACAAGTCTTGTAATAGCGGCACGCTTAACAAGCTCACGTACAAACAACCTTTGAAAAGTACTATCTTTAGCACGAGCAAGAGCGGCCTTAATACGATTTGCCTTAACATATTCAAGCCATTCAGGGTATTTATCACCGAATATCCGATCATAATATTTGGGAGGCTTCATCGGACGATTACGGATAACAACACGGTCATTATCATAGACGTTAGTACCATATTTTTCAAGCCATGCAGCACCGAGACCTGGCTTTCTGCTCATAAGCGCAAACTCTGAATGACGTCCGTTATAGTGTATTAGAGATGATTCGCCATATTGTTTTTTTGTTACATAACGGGCGACATAAGCAGCAGATTCAAAAGTAACGTCAGAAAAATAATGATTACCGTAGTACCATACCTTGGCAAGACGAGCAGACATATAATACTTAAAGCCATTTCGACTGAAAGCGTAAACTTTGTCAGACAAATCAATATTAAACAAACAATAATGATAATGGGGACGACCAAAGCGCTCACCATACTCACCACACATCATAAATCTAATGTCATTACCAAACTCCTTTCGTAACCGTTTCATAAATTTCTGATGAAATTCAACTGATACGGACAAATCTTTCGGCAGAAAAGGATCTGCGAAGGTAAAAGTTATGAAATATGCCGAACTAGACATCTGAGCTTCGTGAAAACAACGAATAGCCCATTGGCGGGACTTCTCAAGACGACATCCAATACAATAACCACAAGGACAAATTTCATAACCGCTTTTACCTTCCAAATACTGATAATCTGCCAAAGAACCAAGAATATTAAGCCTAAGCTTACCATTACGAGTAACTATTCCTTCTTTTTTGAAACCAATTAAAGGATTATAACAAACCATAACGACACCGCCTAATATTCTGACAACACTATATTAGCACGATATCAGAAAATAATCAAGCCCTATATCCACCTCTTACACGTCGAATATGGTTTCTTCTCCTAGATCTAGAAGTACGAGAAAAAAGCCTACGGGACTTACGGCGAGAGATCCTACTACGTCTCATTTAGAATCCCTCCAAGAACCGAAAAAACGAGAAGAACTCTTTTTATCAGGTACTTTATTAGCAACTGGCTTAATAGCTCCATCAATTTCGGTTTGAAAGTCCGAAGATGCCTGACGAATAGCTTTAGTCACCTCACTAGAACGACCTTTAAGAGCGTCAATGAAATCAACCAATTCCTGAATAAATGGACATACCACGGAAACGATAAAAGTAAGTATCATAGTAACTTTACTTGACATAATAACACCTCACTTTAATAATAACGAAAGCGCACGAAGTCCATGACCAAGTGCGGAATTAGATCCGCCCATATCATCATAGAAATCAGCTTCCTGCTTAGAAAGACGGGTCTGCTCACGATCATAAGCGGCCGCAGAATTAGCACGCATAGCTCCAGCAATATTAGAAAGAGCGCCAGTAGCGTACATATAACCTTGATTACGAAGAAGCTCAATTTCAGCGTTCATACGATCCTCACGGAACTTAAGCTCCTTAGCATAGAGCTGTTCCTTAAGGTTAAGATCATTAGCAAGGATACCGTTTTCAAGAACCTGACCATTGTTCTTGTTAGTAAGCAAATCAGCTTCAGCATGATTTTTGCCAATCTGACTATAAGAAAGGTTTTCTGCAATCTGCGCCTGCTTCTTAGCGGCGGCAGAATGGCCCATAGAAGAGAAGGAATCAGCAGGGTTAGACATTCCTACCGAGGCGGCACTTGCGCCTGCTATAGAGCCACCTATGCCGTTTGTAGCGGCAAGAATAGGGTTAAGACCTGCCTGCTCCATATCCTGCATTGCCCATTGGTAACGATGTTTATAGTTCTCCACATTCCATTCGTTTGCTTGTGCTGCATTAGCAGAATTGTAATGATTCTGAACAGCAGAGCCAAAAACAGAACCGGCAATAGAGCCGGCTACATCTCCGAGCCAACTCATCAGAAATGATCCACAAGACCGGGAATACCATACATAGGCATTGCACGGGTAGTATGATATTTAAAACCAATATCAATAAGGAAATGTGGATAATTTTTAACAGCAACAACACGGTCAACAGGCGGTTTGTCCTGAATGAACTGATCAGACAATGTAGGCAGGGAATCAAATTTCTGGGACAAGTGCCAAACATCCAAAGACTTGGTATACGTAGATCTGAAATGACCGCAGATCTCGGAAGGATGATACCTATATTCGGCATAACGTTCCTGATAGCCGAACACGCCTTTATCTTCATCCGTACCTTGTGCATAAATCTCGGCATTTAAAATAGCCTGCTCCGACAAATGGGCGAAAGTCGGCCAATACCAGTCATAAACCGTAGATCTAAGCCACATCTTGTTAATACCTTGCTGGTAGGTAAGATCGGCACGAACCTCAAGCAAGCCTATGATATAACCATGTTCAACAAAGGACTTAGTAAAAGCATGATACTTAGAAGCCGACACACCATAAGCGGCAAGGTTACCCTGAGGCGTTACGTCGCCTGTAGAGGACGTCTGAGCAACAGGGTTAATATTCATCATCTTAGATGATCCACCGAGGTATTCAGGGCGCTGTAAACGGCTGTCAGGAGATACTACGCCAAAGAAAGAGGTTAAGACCTCTGTATAACGGCTACCGCCTCTAGCAAGACGTTCGTAGAACTTCTGCATTTGGAAAGCGGTGCGCAGACTGCTGATCGTAAATATAGACGAAGAATCAAGATCAACAGTAAGACCTTTAGAAAAATCAGGTAACTTAAGATTAGTACCACTCCAACCATTGTCATTAGAATTATTAGTCCAAAGAGCACCAGTACGGGTAGCATAACCAGTATCCGATAACTCATAACGATTAACCCTTGAATAAGAACCACCATTAGGCTTAACTTCCATAGGCCAATCTATAGGAATCGTAGAATCAACAGCGGCAGTACCAGCAAGACCTATGGACACACCTGGCCCTTTCTGCTGGAAAGGTAATGCAGAAGTAAAGTAGTCAAAGCGTTTACAACGGGGAGCCAAGGCAAAGCCGTTGACATACGTTGTACCAGTAGAAAAGATCCAGCTGGGCTGATCAGATACA